CATAATAAGTGTCCTCCTTAATTTTAAATAAAAGAGGCAAGCATTTTAGTGCTTACCTCTGAAATACATATCAGCTGATTAAAAAACCATCAAGTGCCGTAAAACCTTCAGGAATTGAGAAGTCCTCAAATGTACCTTCAATTTCCTCATCGAGGTACTCGCCGTCAGCGTCAAACTTAGCAAGTATACCACCATCGGTATTACAGTCAAGTAAAATAACAGACTGGCTCTGTGCAGCCGATGTAGGGTCATCATTATCAATCTGCATATCGAAGTATATATCTTCACCCGAGTTCTTATAGTCCTCCAAGAGTTTTCTCATTACAGACTGATTATAGTGCATAGTGCCGCTGAAAGTACCTTCCATTCCGCAAGACTTATGTCCTACCATCAACGCACCCAAACGAGGTACAGTTGTTTTGGTTTTCTCAAGCTTTGCCTCAAGGTCAATCATATTTGCAAAGTTATAGCGATTTCCGTTAATAGTTGCATAACAGTGGCCGAGTTTAGCTGCTATCGCATCCTTTGCATTCATAACTATATTTTTTGCCATTGCCTTATACCTCCTTAGTTAACCTTAACTGTCATATAGAGCTGCTCCATAGTATTTACTACAGTTATCGGCATTGTAACAACAACAGCTCTCTTCACTTCTCCCTGCTCAACAACAACATCGGTATCGGTAAAATCTTCAATAGCTCTCAATGTTTCAAGATTTTTAGCATACTTTACGATGTCACCCCAAAGGGAAGTCCTACCCGGCTTATCATTCGGCATAATACCGAGATAGCGAGTGTTAAAAAGAGAAGCAATATCCATAGCAATCTGGTCACATATACGCATTGTTTGATTTGAGCAGAATAAATTGCTCTTTTCAGACGTTGTTGTAACCAATGAGTTAATATCCGTAAGTATTCTATATGCTGAACCTACTTTATGAAGTTTTAACTCACCGTTATTGATTGCCAATTCAAGTGCGGTCTGTGTATCGTTGCAAACAGGTGTGTACTCACCGTCATACACTTTATTAGTACAACTCTTGTTAATCGCACAACCGGCTTCCGCACCGCCTACCCACCAAACAAGTGCGGGAGTATTTTCCTTAGCTGCAGTTGTTAAGTTGATTACGCCCTCATAATCACCGGCATAATTGTATACAACCGTCTGAAATTTGATGCCGACATTATCTCTAAGTCTCTTAGTAAAGCTAACAAAGAGAGATTTGATTGTGTCTGTAACCGAGTCACAAATCAAAGTATTAAACTGTACGCTCTCAATAGCCGCAAGGAAATTCTGGTAGGTTGCGCCTGTTGCAGCTGTCGAGGTACCCTTTGTTAAGAATGTGCCTGCCGTCTCTGTTAAAGATGCTGTAGACTTCCATACGATAAAAGCATTGTCCTCTAACTTGCTTGCTGCAGTAACGGACTGCTTGTCCACAAGTGTATCGGTTATCGCACCCTCGTATACAATCTCAATGCTTAATATTTTTACTTTAGTCGTACCATATACATACACATCTCTTACAGCGTCATCACCCGCAGGAATTGTAAATACTGCAGTTGTACCACTGATTGACGGAGACAAAGTTGAAGGGCTTGTTCCATCAGCATAAGCCTTCATTGCACTTTGTGTACCGTCTAAGCAAGTGACTCTTATTTTACAAGGAACAGTTATCCCGGCAAAACAAAGTGCACGGCCTGTAGGCTTTCCGTTATCGTCAATGTCTGTTCCCGTTCTTACTGCATCAATAGAACAGTAGTAGGAATTTTCAGAATCCGAATTATCCTGTGCAATCGATGCTTTGCCGCCTACATTTACAATATCAGATGATATTGTTTTTGTGTTTTCGAAGTCATAAAGTTTATTTGCTTCAACGCCCGAATCTACACTTCTTATATATGTACAAACATCATATAAAGTAGATGTATCTGCATTCTGTGCTACTGTATAGAAAATGCTGTTGCCTCTTGTACCGGCGCACCTTGCAGTGCCGAGAGTTGCTGAAGCCTTAACGCCTCCGGTAACTCTGTAAAAATAACACTCTTGAGCATTTTTAAATAAGTCTCTGATAGGACGTAATACTTCATCGGTATACTCGTAGCCGAATATTTTCAACGAGTTTTTTTCAAAATCTTCAACAGTAACATCAATAACTTCATCGCTATCGCCCCAATCAAGATTAAGAGGGGCTGCGCAAACACCTCTGTCTCCAAATATGAGACCTGCATTTGCAGTTGATACAAAGTTAATATAGCTACCGGGTAACACTTTATTTTGTGTTACAAATGTACCACCGCCTAAAGCCATATTTATTCAACCTCCTTGTTTAAAAAGTCATTAAGCAAACTATCAACCTCAGTAAAAGTATACTTACGATTACCAAGAACCGTATTGAGAATATCAACATACTTAGAATAGCGTTTACTCTCAATTATTTGCTCTTTAGCATAACTTGTTTCAGCAACTGTATTTTCTTCCTGCTTTGATGCCGTAGAAGACTCTTGTTCGTTTTCCGCAACAACTTCAGCAGTTACATCAACAGTTGTGTCTACATCTGTAGTCTTTTTAGTTGCCATTACTAATCAATCCTTTCTGAATAAGAATTTCCATTTTTTCAACATCTTCCTTATCAAGCACAAACATATCATAATTAATGATAAATGTAAGAATACCGTCATTGATATTTGTATCAATTCCTTTACCCATAACTAAATCATCTCCGACAGTTATAAACTCAAGAGCCGTATACATCATATCAATTACTTCAAAGCATTCTTTTCTGTAGTTCTTAGATTTAGGAAAATACTGTATTGCAAATTGGTTTTCTCTGTAAAATCTTTCGCCTCTAAAACGACTTATTTTAGGGCTGATACACTGAATGAAAAAGCAGGGCTCTTTTAAGTCCTGCTCAACATCTTCAGTATAAATATTGTAATCGTCGCCGAATTTATTATATAAGGCTCGGCTAATTCCTTTTATAATTTCGTTAATCATAACGCATCACCTGATTAAGAAAATTCTGCACTCGCTTTTTTATTACTGTCGGTGCAAGTGTTTCAATTTCTTTAGCTGAAATTGTCATCATATATTTACCCGGTACCCAGCCCCGATGATTGCCTGTTCTGTGTCCGTACTCAACATAGGCACCGTATTCAAGATTATTGATAATAATAACCTTGTACCATTTACCTATACGCTTAATACTCGATACAGACCAAGCTCTTCTGAGGTCACCGCTATCCACAGGCGTTCTTTCTTTGGTTCTTGCAAGCATCTCGGCAGCCAAATCATTTATACACTTTTCAATCATTGCTTTAGCTTTAGCCTCTTGTTTTTCAAGGTGCTTAGCAAATTTCTTAAGCTCCGAAAAATCGCAATTTCCCATACGTGCCATATTTACGCCCACCTCTCAAAGAGTTCAAGCTCAATTTCTTGATGCGTAATATAAACACGCGGAACTCCTGAGCTCTTATATGTTTCGGTTCTGCCGTTTTGTGTAACAACAATTTTACAGCCGGGTACAATATTTATTTCGGGAGCAATAAACAGCTTTATATTTTGTGGCTTCTCGTACACGGTATCATTGTTTTTAACGGTAGTATTATTGCTCTCAAAAGAAACTCTGCAAGATTGATTTTCAAGCAACAGCCTCTCTGTTTGTACCGTTTGTTTTGTGTCCGTGTCTCTATCTGTATCAAGCACATATATTGTACATACTCCCGTATATAAGCTTTCTGTCGGCTTTCTTGCGGCATTAAATGCACCCATATTACCACCTCAGCTTTCTGAAGGTTACAAGCTCGGCATCTTTATTACATAAGCTGTCAAGCAAAGCTGTAAACATTGCTTCTTTGCTTGTATTTCCGTCATAGTTGTAACTTATACTTACATCGCCTTCAGTAATACTGTTAGTTCTCCCCGTATCAAAATCAATATTATCACTTACAGGTTCCCCGATACTTACTTTAGTTCTCAGAAAATTTCCTGCCGCCATATCAACAGCTACATAATAAAGTTCTTCAGGAATAATGGTAATATTACAAAAATTTTTTATATACTGTATTGCTCCGTACATAGAGAACTCAATGAGAGCTGAATCATTTTCATCGGGTGCATAGCCGAGAGACTCAAGCCTCTTTATTACGTCTTCTCTGTTGATAACCATAAGCCTTAACCCTTAGAAATAATTCTCGCAATAGGGATAGCCTTGTGGTTAATGGTCTTGCCGTTTCCGTCGCTTACAAGCTCCCAGTTTGCGCCTTTCTTAAGTTCGGCATCTGTAGGTGAGAGTGTTGCCTGACTCTTCTTAGTATAACTAATACCGTAAGGAGCGTAACACTTTCTCTGTCTTACATAAAGAGTGTCCTGACCGCCGTTTGTCTTAGGGTCTCTGTTCATTTCATAAGGTACCTTTGCACCGATATTCTCATAGTCAAAAGCTCCTGCGCCGAGAACATAAGTTGTATACTTTGTATAGCCATCACCCGCGCCGCTCTTAGACTCAGCTACATCAGTTACCGGCATATCGTCGTCTATAATAACTGTTCTGCCGTTCCAAGTAGCGAGACCGAGTTCTCTTTCAATTCCGTTTGAATCTGTCTGCTTTAAGTAAGCCAAGAGCTTAATGTTTTCAAGGTTTGTCGCAACTGTTGAGTGCATAATAACCATTGTAAACTTACTCTTGTTATCGCCACCGGCCTTCTGAATTGCACTGTTAAGTGTTGACGGACCTGCGAGACCGTCTTCTACATTGGTAATATCAAAGGTATGGTTATCTACAAATGTTTCATTTGCTGTACCTGTCATTGCAAAAATACCTTCAAGGATTGCAAGAAGTGTACTCTCGTCTACGCCG